CGTTGGATGGGTAAAACCACCACACTTCACCATCCTTGCTATTGTGTACGGCGTACACCTTAGAGACTTGGTTGTAGTTCATATTCTGAAATACATAGTCAGAGACATCGCAAGGCAAAGGCTTGACATAGCCATCAAATGTCCAAAAGCCTGATGTACTCATCCACAGCGCGGCAGTGTCGATGGCTGCTACGGCCTGCGCTGAAATCAAACCGCATCCACTTGCAGCCTTTTCAAATGAGTAAACATAAGGCAGGCCAACATATGTGGCGGTGTGTACATCAACATCAGTAAACAGCAAGTTGATGCCGCGCACCTTTTTGCCTGCTTTTAATGCGCCAACTGTTTGCAGTTCAAAGTCACCCGCCTGACTGGTGGCTGATGGTGTCCAGTTTGTGTCAGATTCCTGATCGCACCATTTCACTAACCGAGGGTTGCTTGACGCACCCAAGGCAAAGATAAAGCGCTCGGCAGTAGACATTACAGCCGCGCAGCCTGTTGGTGCATTGGTGATAACTGCCGCAATAGTTGGCGTTGCAAAATCCAACTGCCACTGATACAGCTTGCCATCAGCATTTGAGCAGGCAATCAGATACTCGCCAAAGGTGTCTAAGCTCCAAGTCGTTGCCGGCGTCACAGAGCCTGTATCTGGACGCGCCACGCCATACGCAAAATTGCCATAGGTGGAGTAGCCATAGCCGGTCTTTGTGGCAGCATCAGCTATGCCTACTGTAAAACTTGTTGGCGTGATGTCTTTGAGCACGCCAGCCTCGTTCATTGCGTACAGCTTTGAATGCGTACCGGCAGCAATCCATCTGTCACCACTGTTATCGCGCCAAGTGAGTAAGCCTCGGCATGATCCTGTCATCTGACTAGATGATCGCTTGCGCCAGCCGCCAATGGGTCTGAGAGTGTTCTCATACCAACGCACAAGGTTGGCGTCAAACCATCTGCCGGCAGACTGATACTCAGTGCCGTTTCGATATACGCCTGGTGGGATTTTTAAAGGTATGAGTGCCATAGGTCAATTATGCTGTTTCTGTAGACAAATTGGACACAAAAGAAAGTGTGGCAATGACTGATGGCACTACTGGCCTAGTCGGTGAGCTGCTGGCTGCAAAGTGCTCAATGCTGACACCTACATCTGATGGCCGCCACATGATCTGAATGTAATCATTGGCCGCTAGATTTACAAAGAAATTTAAAGCACCGATCATGTGCGATGGGTCACCAGAAGACTTTCTTGGAGCAAGTCCAAATCTGCTGTTTGATTTGTCAATGTTTGTGCCGTTTTTGCGAAACCACACATCAACATCTTGCGTGTCATTAGTGGTGTTCTTGAATTGGATACTGAATTGCAAGTTGTATAAGCCAGCCTGAGACACATTAAGTCTTGACGAATTAGACAAGGTAACGCCATTGCTGAAGTCGGTAGTGTCAAAGGTGATGGCGTAGGCTGTGGTGGTGTTGGCCGCCGTCTGATCTGTGCCGTCTTGAAACGCCCCATATGGGTTGTTTATGTACTTACCACCACGCGGTCCGAGGATCGTTGCAAAGACTGCCGTTATCTTATTGAAGTAGACATTCAAGCCGCCAAATGATGTACCAAAGAAGCCTTGGTCATAGGCAGGCGTAGGCGTGCCAAGGTTTGGCTGCGCCGGTGTAGTTATCTGCTGACCAAGGTTCAGTGCCAATTAAGCCACCAAGCCATTTAGGTAGGTTGTCTTGCCTGCGACTTTGGTGGCCGTCAGTGACTGAGATTTGAGGTTGGATGGTGAGTATGAGCAATGCACCCACCCCGCATTTGGATCATCCCCGCCTGGCACCCAAAACTCTAATATCAATTGCGTGTATTTGAGATTGGCTTCAATCCACTCTGCCAGCTCGGGATTAGGTACGCCATCAATCTCAAAATCGCAGGCTTGGCCCTTGCAATGATCTGAGGTGGCCGATCCTCCGGCTGCCTGATTCAAAGCACTACACCTGAACCCAGAGGATATTTTCACTGGTTTGCCAAAGTGATCACGCACTGGCTGCAGGATGTTTTCGCAAAGCAAACGCAATGACTCTATTTGTTCTTCATTGGGCGTGTTGTCAATGTCCAAGCGTATAGCAGTCTCAGACTTGGTCAATTCATTCAAAGTGAAATTTGCTGATAAGTTCATTTCATGGTCCTCATGGTTTCGTAAGTTTGGATGCAGGCGTTGAGCTTGCGGATGGCGGTGTCTCCTTCGGCTGTGATGGAGACAAGATCATCAGCAGTCTTTCTGTCAAGTTCGGCTGATGCTTCTCCGCTGTTATTTCCAGCGGCAATGGAGGAATCACTGGTGGCTGATAAGGCGCACTCGGCGGCTTTGACAGGGATGAACAGCCTGCGCTCGCCACTAGCAATATCAGCACGCAACTTGTCTTCTTTAGCCTTTGCAACATTGTTTGCCTTTCGTAATGTCTGCCCATAAGTCTGCGCCACTTGTACCATCGCTTGCTCAGTTTCCCTAGCCTTGGCATTCAGCGCGGCAATCTCAATCTGCTGGCGCGTGTACTCGTCATGGCTGCCTTTCAAGTATCCACCGCCAAATGATGACAGCACCGCCATGACGATGCCGAGGATCACCCAAGGATTAAACAGGCTCATGGCTTGGGTGGCTCATCATTGTCAATTGCTTCAGCCTTGGCGCTGGCACTGGCTATTGCTTTGACACCAGACCGGCCAGCTACACCGCCAAGCACTCCAGTGATGAAAACCATTATTGTTGAAATCTGCTGGGTGTACACCTTATCAATGGCCGCCATTGATCCATTCATCGGCTGCTGGACAAAGCTCACCGAGTACAGAAACATACCCATGGAGGCCAGCAGAATGCTGACAAGCACAACAATGACAAATGCCCAAACTCGGACTTCGATCTCGTCAGCAGTTAATCGGTTGTTTGTTTTGTATCCAATGGTAGGCATTACTTTTTCTCCTCTGGTTTAACTAGCAACTCAGGACAAGTCCCTGCTGCTGTACAAATTGGCGGCTTGCATTCCGCATTTTGCCAATTCATTGGGTCTTGGCATTTATATCTGTAACGATCATCGCAGCCAGTCAGCAAGCCGCAGAGGATGCCAACGCAAACAGTCAGCGCCAACATTGAAAGTTCATGTCTTGTCATTTTTGCGTTTCTCCTGTTCAATCTGCTTTTTCAATTTCTCTAACTTCTGAATTTGCTCTGTAACCTCATGCTTTACAACAAGCACATCGACATAAAGAATTGCAGCCATCGGCAGTAAGAAAACTATCAACAAACAACAGGCCAGCCACCCCATCACGCTCTCCCAGTCTTGCTCAAGAGGCTTAGTATTAGCCACAGGTACAGGAGGAAAAGAATACTCGCTACTAGGTACGCTTGCTTTTCGTTTGTAAGGCGCTCCCTTTCCTTGCGTAGCCATTGGTCTGCATCTCTTTTCTTTCTAGCTTTTTCCTGCTCTCCAGCAATAATGTCCCTCATCGAAAACACTTCTGAGTACAGAGCACCCATCTCTGCTGGGGCTTGAAAAACCATGCACTCTCTTATCTGTACAACCAACAAATCAAATTCTTGCTGGGCCATCACACGCTTGAGCGCGGCCTCCATCAAGTTCTGATCTGGGTCGTAGACACTCCTGCTTTTTTCTTCCTCTTCCCTTATATGTTCTGCCAACTGCTCTTGTAGCTTAAAAAACTCTGTCAAGTGTTTGACAATGTCAATCTTGACCTGAGTCTCGTCAACAGCTACATATGCAGCCTTTTTTCGCGTCTGCTGGACAGCTTGTTTGGCCGCTGGCTTTGATCCAAAGAGCTTGCTCCAAAATCCTCTGACCTCGTTGGCAACACCAACAGCTTCGTCAATAGTGGACTTGACCTCCATGAAAGATTCTTTGCATTGCTTATACAAAGCAGTGCCTTGCTGGATTGCACTAACACAGGCTCTTGCTGCCAGGAGGAGACTAATGGGGTCCACATCGTTACATCCCCAACAGCTTCTTCACAATGTCGGCGGCCACGCCTGGTCCAAACAGGATGGCGGCAATGACGATATAGAGCTGAATCTCAATCTTCTGCATCCTGCCCTTGCCACTCTCCAGCTTCTCTTCGATGGATTTATATCTCTCATCGCAGATCGCCTGATGGACGGCAAACTCCTTTTCTATGGAATCGCTCACCAAGGCATCCCTGTTGCTGTTGTTGGGTTCTTCTTAGCTTCAATCTGTGAAGCAAGTGAAGACTCAATTACTTCCTCATCTAGCTTGTCTTTTACCCACTCAATGACTTGAGCCTTGGTCAAAGATGCGTAGGGGGTTGTTGGCGTACCAGCTTCAAAGCTGACAGTGCCGTAGGTGGATGCAGAGAATTCACCATCTACTTTTGTGACGTTGTAATGCACTGTCGTTACAAAGTTGTCAGAGGTGTTGCGGTCAAGTTGGTTGATTGTGTAAGTTGTGGTCATTTGTTCTCCAGTGCAGTGATACGGGCGGTGAGTTGGGTGATAAGGGCTTGTTGTTCTTGGATGGCGGCAATTAAAAGAGGAGTTAACTTGCCGTAGTCAACAGACCACGGGTTTGTGTTTTCATTATCACCACCAACTCCAACTACAAACGGATACACCTCATGCACTTCTTGTGCAATCAAACCCGAGGAAGAAATAAACGTGTCTTCACCACGGCGCATATCAAACGTGCAAGGATTTAACGCCAAAACAGATTGCAAGCCATTTTGCATTGGCTGAACATTGGTTTTTAACCTTGCATCAGAAGATGATGCGTATTGCATTGTTCCAGCAAGGTCATAAATACGGCCTGTTTCTACGTTGCTGTCAGTTACAAACTGAATGTATGCGCCCGCTGTGGTTGACTCATGTCGGAATACACCCGCATAAACTGATGTTGTGGTTGTGTTAGCTAACGCTTTAAACGCTGGATTTGTTGCATCACCATTTACATACATTCTTGCTGTGCCAGCACCCGCAGTCGTAGTCCCCACCAGCAAGTTACCGCTGTCGATACGGGCTCGTTCTGTTGAACCTGTCATAAAGTAAATAAAGTCAGAACCAGCGGAATAATAAGTGCCGACACCTGTTTGTGCTGCTCCTGTGGATATCATCACGCCGGCACTATCAGACCTAAAAAACAAACTGCGTGTTGTCCCCGAAATCTTTACAAGCTCACCATCACTTGACGATACATTCAGCTTTGCCGCTGGCGAAGTAGTACCAATCCCCACATTACCGCTGGAGTCGATTGCAAGTCTTGTTGCACTTGCTGTTACATCAGCAATTTCAAATATTGAAGAAGTTTGAATAATGTTTTGACCTACACCCCAACTGCGGTTTGTAGAAATATATCGTGTTTCAACATTGGTATTACCAGCCGCTAATGTTGATTGAACAGTGGCAATAGCTGCACCAGTAGAATTAACATGAAGTCTTGTGGTAGGACTTGTAGTACCAACACCCAAATTCCCACTAGCATCAAGCGTCATTGCTTGGGTGAAAGTTATGGTGTTACCCGCTGTGCCTGATGCTGTTGATGAATACCATTCATGCTGTGCGCCTGTCATACGATAACGACTAGCGGAGCCTGTACCTTTGAAAAGGAAATTGGTGTTGTTGAAATATGAGTTGTTTAGGACTTGGGTTTGAGTAGCAGTGCCGGGATTCCAAATGGATGAACCAAGGCCAATATCCATTGCAATTTGACCAGAACCCCAAGCACTAGGAGTAACACCCAAGCCCAAGTTACCGGCACTATCAATCCTTGCGGCCTCTACACCGCCTTCAGAGAAAGCAATGGTGTCAGCGGCAGGGAAGAAGATACCTGTGTTGGTGTCGCCATCGTTGGTGATAGATGGTGCAGCGGCAGAACCATCTGCAAATTCAATAACTGTTGCAGAGCCAGTGACACTCAATGTGCCGGCAACGCTCAATGTCTTACCCGAGCCTACATTCAAGCCAACTGATGTGCCAGTGCCAGCAGCAGCAAAGATTGCGTCCACCAAATCTAGGTCCGTATTTACCTTATTTCCCCAAGTGTCCGTTGAGGCTCCTACCTCTGGCTTTGTCAGTAATAGGTTGGTGGTTGTGGAATCTGCCATGCTGAAATCTCCTATGCGGCCTGTTGCCAAGTGACTGAATTGTCTGCTAAATCAGACCAACTTTCTGATGTGTCTGAAACTGGTGACCAGCTCTC